GGAGTTACTTCTAGTAGCGCACGTAGAGAAATCCCAAGTGGAGTCTTTGGTATTAGTACGCCCGGTCCCTTAGATCCAAAAGGTAAAAAAGTTACTTTACCTAATACAGAAGGTATACAGACTCCTGTAAGTCGACTAGGCGGCACAACATTTGTAATGGATGACGGCGATGAAAAAGGAGAAAATGAATTAGTACGTATTAGAACACGGACTGGACATCAGATACTTTTACATAACAGCCAGGATTTAGTTTATATTGCTAACAGTAGAGGAACTGCTTGGATTGAATTATCGAGCGATGGAAAAATTGATATGTATGCTAATGACAGCGTTAGTATACACACAGAAGCAGATTTTAATTTTAGAGCAGAGCGTGATGTAAACATTGAAGCTCAGAGAAATATTAACTTTTTTGCCGGCGGCGACTTCCATCAAGATGTTAAAGGCGGATACTATCTAAATGTCAATGACAAGGGCGCTATTACAATTGGCAGTACACTTGACATAAATGTAACAGATAATATAACAATGAGTACTGCCGGCGAGTTACATGTTACTTCTAGCGATAGTAGTTACTTTAGATCTAACAGTAATTTTAACATCAAATCAGATTCTAGTATGTTTATACAATCTGACGCAGACTTGAATATTAAATCTGCTACTAGCATGTTTATACAAACAGATACTGACATGAATCTGATAAGTGCTACTGATTGGAAAGTTACAGCAACCGAAGGGTCATCAAATATTACATCGAGTCATCATATTGAAACTGCTGGTACTATTGATATGAATGGTCCAGCCGCAACTGCGGCAACCGCTTCAACTGAAGCAGAACTTCCGGATTTAGCAAGTGTAGTAAATCCGTTACAACAATTTACACTTCCTAATAGAGATAAAGAAAACGGCTGGAGCGATGGTAAGTTTTACAAAGCAGAAGATTTAATTAGTATACTAAAACGTGTTCCTACATTTGAACCATGGGACCAACACGAAAATCTAAACAAAGAAAAATTTAGCAAATCTGCTACCGACTTAGGTACAATTAATTCTCTATCAGAAGTAAAACGAAATGAAGAAACTAAAGAAGTTAAGTACTCATCTGCGCCAGCATTTACTCCGGCACCGTCATCTAAGACAAGTCCAGTTATTAGTCAAGAAGCTAAAACAACAACACAATATAAAGTACCGCCTGCTACAAGTGGCACACCGCCTGCTAAGACAGGAGATGTTGCCCAAGATAATATTTCGGCGTTTTTATGGATGATTCGTAATTGCGAAGGCACCGCTGGGCCCGACGGATACAAAACAATGTTTACTGGTAAAAAGTTTGATAGTTTTGCCGATCATCCTAGAAAAGCTATTACTGCTGGAGTTAACGGAAAGGGGCTAACTTCAACAGCGGCAGGCGCATATCAGTTCTTAACTACTACCTGGGACGAGTGTAAACGTCAATTGGGCCTAGCAGATTTTAGTCCCGAGAATCAAGATAAAGCATGTCTTTTATTGTTAAAACGCCGCAAGGCATTGGACGACATTAAAGCAGGTCGATTTGAAGTTGCCATTAAGAAATGTAATTTAGAGTGGGCTAGCTTACCAGGATCACCGTACAATCAACATCCAAAAGACATGGGCACTGCCCTTGCCCTAATTAAAAAGGGCGGCGGAACCATGACTGCGTAACGGTTAAATAATGTCATGGCCTATAAAAAAACACAAATAACATCAGCAGACGGTAAAGAACAACGTACCGTAAAACAAAGCCACTTTTATAAGGGGTTTAGTACTGTTGACGACAAGACAGCCAGTGTAAAGTTATTTGACTATGAATTAATTAAACAAGATTTGCTGAATCATTTTAATACACGGAAAGGCGAAAGATTGATGAATCCTGCGTATGGTACAACTATATGGGATACATTATTTGAACCGTTAACTCCGGCAATTAAACAGCAAATAGCAGAAGATATAAATCGTATTTTAGCCTCAGATCCCCGTGTAATACCTGTACAAGTAGACATCACACAAGCCGACTATGGCTTTAGAATTGAACTAACTCTCAAGTACAAAGGTACTGACATCAGCGAAAATATGCAGATAACGTTTGACAAAAATGTTGGCATGTCTGTATAATATACCTGGTTTATCTGCGCCATAAATACGCTATCAAAGGGTTAGATAGCAAATGATACCATCAACAAATACAAAACTTTTAGTCGCCGAAGACTGGAAGAAACTGTACCAAAGCTTCCGTAACGCGGATTTCAAGTCGTATGACTTTGAAACACTACGCCGTACGATGATCAATTATCTACGTGCGAATTATCCAGAAGACTTTAACGATTACATTGATTCTAGTGAGTATATTGCTCTTATTGACCTTATTGCGTACCTGGGTCAAAACTTATCTTTCCGTGTTGATCTTAACGCTAGAGAAAACTTTTTAGAAACAGCAGAGCGTCGTGAAAGCATACTACGTCTTGCTAAACTAATCAATTATAATCCAAAAAGAAACGTTGCCGCCAAGGGATTTTTAAAGATTTCCGCGGTTAATACAACAGATAATGTGTTAGATACCAACGGTACTAACCTATCAGAAACTACAATTACATGGAATGACAGCACAAACAGTGAATGGTATCAGCAGTTTGTTTCTATTCTTAATTCTGCTATGCCCGGCAATTTTACATTTGGCCGCCCAAACGACCGTGCTGTAATTGACGGTATTAATACAGAACAATACACTATTAATTCCAACAATCCCGATGTTCCAGTCTTTTCATACAACAAAGCAATCGACGGAACAAACATGCCTTTTGAAATTGTTAGTAGCACATTCTCGGGTAAGAGTTATGTATATGAAGATACACCTCGCCCAGCAAGTCAATTTAACATGTTATTTAAAAATGACAGCAGAGGAAGCGGAAGTCAAAATACTGGCTTCTTTGTTAGCTTCCGTCAGGGTACATTAAAGGCCAGTTCTTTTGATATCTCAACACCAACTGAAAATGAAATTGTTGCTGTTAACGTTAATGATATTAACGATGATGATGTTTGGTTATGGCAGTTAGATGCTAACGGAACTCATTCAACTAAATGGGAAAAAGTTCCTAGCTTAACTGGCAACAACGTAATTTACAATAGTTTAGATTCTTCAAGTAGAAACATATATGCGGTTATTTCTAGAGAAAGTGATCAAATTGATTTGAACTTTGCTGATGGCAACTTTGGAAATCTTCCAAAAGGAGCGTTCCGTTTGTTCTATCGTCAGAGCAACGGGTTGAACTACGTTATTAAACCTGACCAAATGCGCGGCATACAAATTAGTGTTCCTTATCAAAATAAAATTGGTCAGACTCATATATTAACGTTAACGCTAAGTTTACAATATACTGTAAGCAATAGTAGCGGAGCAGAGTCAAGTGCTGACATTAAACTAAAAGCACCACAAACATACTATACGCAGAATCGCATGATTACTGCTGAAGATTACAATATTAGTCCGTTAAGTGCTGGTACAGATATTCTTAAGGTTAAAAGTATCAACAGAACCTCAAGTGGTATTAGTAAGTATTACGAGTTAAGTGATGTTAGCGGCAAGTATTCTAGTACAAATATTTTTGGTACTGATGGAATCTTGTACAAAACTAATACACAAGAAAATATTGAATTTACTTTTACTAGTCGCAATGAAATTTATGGCGTATTAAAGGGTGACCTCGCTACAGTAGTCGCATCAAGCGGACTGAGAAATTTCTATTATCAAGAATGGCCACGCCCCGATGCTACAGTATTGGGAACAGAATGGAATCTAGTAACAAAGAGTACAAATCAAACTACTGGATATTTTCAAGATTCTATTAGTAAAAAAGCTCAGCAAACAGGATATTTCAGTGGAAATAGTTTACAGTATGTAACGGCTGGATCGTTAGTTAAATTTGTTGCTTCCGACAAGAAAGACTTAGCTGATCCCACAAAAACTTATCCACGTAGTTTTTACAACGGAAAGATTGTATTAGATTCTGCTAATATCCCAGGTGCTACAAAATATATTTGGGCCAAAGTAGTTAATGTAATCGGTGATGGCGCAAACGGCGGCAACGGAAAATTAATTGACGGAACTGGACCAGTTATTTTAAGTAACGCAATTCCTACTGGCGCAGTCCCTACTAAAATTATTCCAAAACTTGTTAACGTTTGGTCATACAGTTTAGAAACTGCAATTGTTAACCTATGTGTATCTTATAGAAACTTTGGATTAAGTTTTGATAGAGAAACAAGGCAGTGGTTTATTATTTCTGAAACAGACGTAGATTTGTACAGCCCTTTCTCATTGTTATATCAGGCAGATACATCATCGCAGAATCTAGACTCTAGTTGGTTAATTGCGTTTGAATGGACAGGAAAGAGCTACAAAGTGTATTATAGAAAAACAGAATATCTGTTTGAAAGTGAACAAGAAACTTCGTTCTTTTTTGACAAGAGTCAAAAAAATTACGACTTTGTAAATTCACAAGTTATTAAAGATCAAATTAACGTGTTGGGAATTAACAGTAGTAATACTTCTAACTCTGCGTTAGGAGTTGATTTGGCTTGGGAAATTGACGATTTAGTAGTTGAGCCAGATGGCTATCAAGATCCTAGAAAAGTTAAAGTTAGTTTTTATGATGCTCAAAATGATGGCCAATTAGACGACCCCGATAGCTTTACTGCTATTGTTGCGCCTGATGCTATTTCGGCAGATACTGGATATAAAGATCACTTTGTTTATTTTAAATTGTCAGATGACGGTTTGAAATACATGCCAGTTGACCCTGCTGAAGACACAGTGGTAGCTTATCCCAATGAAGATGTTGTGACAGAATTTGACTCTAGCCTTGTATATTATTTTTATAATTCAGACGTTAATGTTATTAAGAAATGGTCTGCTGTTACAAATACATTTGAACTAGCAACAAACTATCTAGCATTTGTGGGCCGCAATAGATTAAAATTCCATTATCAGCATAATAGCGGCGACGATCGTAGATTAGATCCTAGCAAGACAAACTTAATTGACATTTTTATGTTGACTAAGACATATGACACCTCCTACAGAAATTGGTTAGTATCGGGTGCTGGAACAGAACCAACACCTCCAACTAGCAGTAGTTTAGAAGAAAACTATTCTCCTGCTCTTGAACAGATTAAGGCTATTAGCGACACAATTATTTTCCAACCTATTAAGTACAAACCTTTATTTGGTTCAAACGCACCGTTATCATTACAGGCAACTTTTAAAGCAGTTAGAAATAGCTCTTATAATGTTAGTGATAACGATCTTAAGTCTAGAATTTTTACAGCAATACAAAATTTCTTTGCTATTGAAAATTGGGACTTTGGCCAGCCTTTCTATTTTAGCGAACTTTCAACTTACGTAATGAACTCATTAACACCAGACATCACAAACTTTGTAATTGTACCAAAATCTAATTCTTCTTTTGGAAGTTTGTTAGAAGTGTCATGCCAATCAAACGAACTATTTGTTAATGCCGCAACGGTTGACAACATTGAAATTATTGATGCTATAACATCAAGCGCACTTGGACTTTCAACTCCAATCGTAACAACTGCTTCAGGGGTATAATAAATGGGTAACAGTATTATTAATGTTGTTGACGTTAACAATCCAGGTGGCAATCGTCGTAGTGTAGATTTACTTCCTGGTGTTTTTAGAACAGATAAAAATACAAAATTTTTAGCAGGTACATTAGACCAACTTATTCAACCGGCTAAGATTGAAAAGATCAGCGGCTGGGTTGGTAGCAAAATTACTCCAACATACAATCCTTCAAAAGATTTTTATATTCCTGAGGCTCTTCCTTTTAGAAAAAAATATCAACTTGAGCCGGGATTAATTGTTAAAGATAAAAATCAAAAAATTGCTAAAGCATTTAGCTATGACGATTTAATTAATCAGTTAGCATTTGACGGATCGCCTGTTAATAATTTAGACAGACTATTTCGCCCAAAATTTTACAGCTATGACCCACACATTGATTGGGATAAGTTTATAAACTTTGATCAGTATTATTGGGTACCGCAAGGCCCGGATACTATTCCTGTTGTTGGTGTTGCTAAAAATACAGCAAGTACATACAGCGTATCTGATGATCCGTTGACAAAAACTTACTTTGTATTAACTCCAGACGGCCTTACACCAAATCCATTGTTGACATTGTATAGGGGCGTAAAGTACATTTTCAATGTTAATAGCACACATAATTTCTGGATTAAAACAAAACGTAGTGAAGGCACAGATGATGCTTATAACGATACTGTATCTAACAACGGTGTTTCTGTTGGACAAGTTATACTTGATATCACCGACGATACTCCTAAAAAATTGTATTATGTAGGCGAAGACAATATTCTAACAGGCGGAGAAATTGTTGTCAAGACCTTAACAGAAGATACTGTTATTAACGTTGAAAAAGAAGTTTTAGGAAAACAAAATTACACTACTAATGCTGGTGTGGTATTGACTAACGGAATGAAAGTTCATTTTGTTGGTGACGTTATTCCGGAAAAATATAGCGGCAAAGATTTTATTGTTGATGGAGTAGGAGCCGCTATTCGATTAATTGATATTGCTGAACTTCAAACACCGGAAGCATATACAGATTATCTTGATGACGACTTCGATGCTAGTCCGTTTGATCAGTATCCGTTTGATAACTTTTTAACTATTCCTATTGTTCCTGAATACATTACTATTTCAAGAATAAGCAAGGATAAAAATCCGTGGTCACGATATAATCGTTGGTTCCATCAAGATGTATTAATTGCAACAGCAACAGCAAATAAGTCTGATGTTAACTTGCCACAACAATACAGAGCAAAGCGACCTATTATTGAATTTAAACCAAACATTCAATTGTCCAATTTTGGAAGCCAATCGCAATTAAACGTTGATCACATTGATACAATTACTACAGATGCGTTTAGTGAAGCCGAAGGACAAATAGGATATTATGTTGATCAACATTTAGTTGAACAAGGTCAGCGTGTTATATTTGCCGCTGACACAGATCCGTTGGTTAGAGATAAGGTATACAAGGCAGAGTTTATTGATAACGATGGCACTTTTAGACTTCATTTTGCTGAAGTTGAAGACAGTCAAGTATATGAAAAAGATAGTGTTGTTGTTACTAATGGCGCAACTAATGCTGGCACAAGTTGGTATTATACAATTACTAACGGTGTTGGAGCATGGGTAAAAGCACAACAAAAAACGAAACTAAACCAAGCGCCCCTGTTTGACGTATTTGATAGTGAAGGCAGAAGTTTTTCTGATTCTACATATTATAACAGTGACTTTGTTGGAACAAAGATGTTTGGTTATAGTGTAGGTTCTGGGGCTAGTGATCCTGTTCTAGGATTTCCTTTAGAATATAGAAACGTTGCTGATCAAGGATATTACTTGTTTAACAACTATTATATGACTGACTCATTTACAAATTTAGTAAACGAGGTTAATTCTACAGTTTATACTAACTCTGGATTTTTAAAAGTTAACGATACAGAACAAAAATATCTTACAGTTTGGACCGAAGCAAAAGAGTATGTTATTCCAATTATCCAATACCAGGTAATTGAAGAAGCAACTAAAAATGTTGAAATTACCGCTATTAGAAATCCGGGATTTATTTCTCCTAATATTGAAGTATTTGTTAATAATAAAAAAGCCTTTAATGTAACTGACTATAGAGTATTGCCGTCTCGTGATAGATTATTTGTAACATTTAATAATTCTTTATCAGTTAACGACAATGTAACTTTTAAGATTTATTCTGGAGCAACTCCTACTGACACAGGATATTATGAAACATCTATTGGCTATACTAATAACCCATTAAACGGTCCTAACGGTCAATTTACTCTAAGTGAGTTAAGCGACCACGCAAAGTCTGCGGCTGATCGTCATCCCAATTTTGTTGGAGATTTCTTTGGCCATAATAATATCCGAGACATTCCAGATTTTAATCAATATGGCACACGTTTAATCACAAATAAAAACCCTTTAAGTTTTGCCAGTTATTTTGTTTGTGATCCTGAGCACGATGTTGTTAGATCTATAAGAAAAGTTAGTGGGCAATATAATCAATTTAAATTAACATTATTAAAAAATGCTTCTAGCCTTACACAAACATATACTCCTGCTGATGCGCTGGATGTTGTTTTACACAATGTAAATTTAACTCGCGATGGAAATTATCCCTATAGTGATAGTGATATGCTTCCGTATGGTGCTAATGTTATTACTAGAAATTATACTGTTTCTAATATTAGAAATAACGAATACTCGTTGCCCAACGGTGAATTTTCTTTAGACAAGTTAAATTCTAGAGGAGTGATAGTTTATCATACAAGCGTAAGCACCGGAGAAATAACACAACTTTTATATAAAAAGGATTATACATTTGATCCTTATCTTCCTATTGTAATTTTAAACATTGTCTTAACAAAAGGTGATACAATTACTGTTAAAGATTATGCCAGTACTGTAGGATGTTTTGTTCCGTTCACTCCGACTAAGTTAGGATTGTATCCAAAATTTGAACCACGTATGTATCTCGATGACACGTATGCCAATGGCCCTCAAATGGTTATTGAAGGACATGACGGAAGTATAACTCTAGCGTATGGAGACTTCCGAGACGATATTCTTTTAGAGTTTGAAAAACGTGTTTACAACAACATCAAAGTAGATTACAATCCAGATCTAATTGATATTAACTCGGTACTACCTGGTGTGTTCAGGAAGAGTAATTACGGTTATGCGGATGTAATGGGAATTTTAGAAAAAGAATTTCTAAAGTGGGCTGGCTTTTATGGTTTTGATTATGAGACAAACGAAACTATAGATGTTGATAATTCAAAAACATATAATTATTCTACAGCTAAGAATTTTACAATTAATCGCCGCATTCCAGGAAACTGGAGAGGTATTTACAGATATTTCTTTGACACTGATCGACCACATACTCATCCGTGGGAAATGTTGGGGTTCCCTGTTCAGCCAATGTGGTGGCAAGAAGTATATGGTCCTGCTCCGTACACATCTGATAACTTATTGTTGTGGCAAGATTTATCTGAAGGTAAGATTGCTGATCCGGCAGGAGAAACATATAACTCTATGTACTCTCGTCCTGGATTGTTAGAAATGATTCCAGTTGATAGTGCTGGAAATCTTTTAACTCCTGATAACGCAAATGTTGCAATAGGTGTTAACCCAATTCGTACAACTGATAGTTGGGTGTTTGGTGACGGCGGCCCAGTTGAGTCTGCGTGGAGAAGAAATAGTCTATGGCCGTTTGCCGTACAGATCTTATTGGCAACAACATTACCGGCAGATTATTTTAGTTTAATGTTTGACGTAAGTCGAATGAAAAAATCTGTTGCTGGACAATACGTTTATACAGATACTGGAACATTTTTAAATCCAACGCATTTATCAATTTACGGCGATGTGGTTAACGACGAAAAAGTCACTGCCGCGGGCTATAGTCCAATTCTTGTAGAAGTAGGAAAACAAGAACGTAAAAGTTTTATTAGTCAACTTAAAGAAGAACTTTCGTCTTTAAATTTACAACTATTACATAAAGCAGGCGGATTTTTATCTAAAGATAAACTAGAAATTATTATTGACTCTGTTAATCCTAGTACATCAAATCCTGGTGTTAGTTTAAATTCAGAAGACTATCAGATATTTTTAAATCAAGGAAATCCTGTACAAGTTGCCAGTATCTCGGGATTAATTGTTCAACGTACTACCGATGGATTTATTCTTAAGGGATATGATAAGACTTATCCGTATTTTACAATTTTTAATCCAGTATATACAACAACTGACTCTGCGCTTACAGTTGGTGGTAAGAGCGAGCCGTATGTAGAATGGCAATCCGGCGGCCAAGAGATTGATCGTCCTATTCAGGTTGGAGCAATTAACCCAACTGGCGCAAGATTTTATCAAACCGGACAAGTTGTGTATTATAATAATGGATGGTATAGAGTAAAGACCAGTCACACATCTGGATCTACATTTAATTCTAATTATTTTGTTCAGTTATCTAAGCTACCAGTTGACGGCGGAGTAAGTGTTATTAAGCCAAGAAGTTTTGAAACCGCTACATCGTTAGTTCCTTATGGTACAGTCTTTAAAACAGTACAAGAAGTGTATGATGTAATTGTTGGCTACGCTGAATGGTTATCTGTTCAAGGATTTGTATTTGACGAATATCAAGAAGATTTGTCACAGATTCTTGATTGGAATTATGCTTCAAAAGAATTCTTATATTGGTCTAGTCAAGGATGGGATACTGACAGTGTTATTACAATCAGTCCATTTGCTAATGCTCTTAAATTTAAGAGTGACAACGGAGTTGTTGACAATATATTAAATCGTTTTTATGAATATAGTATATTAAAAGCTGACGGCACAATTATGCCAAGCAATCAAATTAGTATGCAACGTCTTGACAATGTGTTTACTATTAAAACAGTTAACACACGTGATGGCATTTATTTTGCCCAATTGAATATTGTACAAAAAGAGCACAACATTATTCTTAATAATGCTAGTTACTTTAATGACATTATCTATGACATTGAGTCGGGCTATCGTCAACGTAGAATTAAATTAAAAGGTTTCCGTACTGCCGAGTGGACTGGAAGTTTAAACAGTCCCGGATTTATCTATGATGAAGCAAAAATAACTGACTGGTCTGCGTACACAGATTATGACGCAGGAGATGTTGTAAGATACAACGGAACATATTATAGCGCAATTAATTCAGAAGCAGGTAAATCTACATTTAATTTTACACAATGGCAAGTGTTAGGTAATAAACCAGTTGCTGATCTATTACCAAACTTTGATTTAAAAATTAATCAGTTTGAAGATTTTTACAGCACAGATATTGATAACTTTGATATTGCTCAACAAAAACTAAGTCAGCATTTAATTGGGTATAGTCCACGAACTTACCTTGACAATATTTTTACTGATCAAACTACTCAGTATAAATTTTATCAAGGATTTATAAAAGAAAAAGGAACACGTAATACAATTAATCGACTGGATAAGGCCAGCCTTGTCAGTTTAGAAACTAGCATTGATTTTAATGAAGAGTGGGCATTTAGAACAGGTGCCTATGGCGCCTATGCCACAGAACAAATTTTAGAATTTGAACTAAATGAAGAAAAATTTAAAGAGAATCCTCAGATAGTTAGTTTTGTAAGTCAACGTCCTATTAATCCTACTGACTTTTTATTATACAAAACAGAAAGTGATTTGTTAATCAAACCTGAGTTTTATAACAACGCACCGTTCTCTACAACAACACTTGATGAATTACCAACAGAAACAATTCTACCGACAGCAGGGTATGTTCGCTTAGATGACATTACTGCAACAGCATTTAGCAAGTCTAGTCTGCTTGACATTGCTAACAACCGCGCATTAAATGATGGAGACACTATTTGGTTAGGGTTCCGAGATGATAAAGATTGGGATGTGTATCGTTATACATTGCTAACTCCTAGAGTTATTGACGCAGTTCTTACAATTCCCGGAACTGAGTTAACAATTACAACAGACGTTCCGCATGATTTAAATCCAGGAGATTTAATTTCAATTAGTCAATTTGGTACTGAAATTAATGGAGTGTATCAAGTTTCAGTTGTATCTGATTATAATGTAATTAAAGTTCGCACAACATTAACAGGAATGTCAACAACGTTTGTTCCTAGTGTTGGATTGCTTTTCATGTTTAACTCTGCCAGACACGAAAATCTTGACGCCCTTGCTGATAACAAAGTCCTCAAGCATTATGTATTTGGAGAAAAAGTTTGGGTAGATAACAATGGAAATGATCAATGGTCAGTGTATGAAAAAATTGATGCGTATGACCGATTCACATTTACCAATACTGAAGTTGGAGTTTTAACTACTCGCAATCAACAGTTCGGATACAGTATCTCTTCAAACACTGATGGTAACTTTGTTATTGTTGGATCTCCATACTATAAAACTACAGTAGGATATACCGGCGGCGAAGTAGTTGTTTATAAAAAGTTTGGAAGTGATGCTAACCAATTAGTTAAATTAATATCTATTCCTATAACATTAACAGGTGGTACCGATACTTCGGAATTTGGCTATTGCTCTACCTCCGTGTACGATAGCGATGCTAATACATTAGACATAATTGTTGGAGCACCGGGATTTGCATCTAACAACGGCATGGTTCAGATATCTACATTAAATTTAAGTGACAATACAATCTCTGGAACAACTACATTAACTAATCCCTCAGGACCTCCAGCTCCGGTTAGATTTGGTTCTGCTGTTTGTATGCGCGACAAAAAATTATATGTAGGTTCTCCGGGCCACAGTAATTTAGAAGGTCGTGTATTTGTATACGACTTTAATAATCTTTCACTAGTGCCTACTGTTCTTTACTCTCCTGGACTAACTTCCGGAAGTGCGTTTGGTACAAGTATTACATCTAGCAAAGACGGTGTGCATTATGCTGTCGGCGCCCCCGGAAGTAATAACGTATATGTTTATTATGGTGACAATGTTTCCATAATTCAAGATATTATATCACCCGATAACGATGGTAATTTTGGCGAACAAGTGTTGATTGACGATACTGGTGCTACACTTTTTATATCAGCACCCGATATGCAATGTGTGTATGTATATGTATTATTAAATGCAAGTTCAACTGACTATGTACCATTACAAACAATCAAAGCACCAAATCTTTCAACAGATACAAGGTTTGGTGTTTCTCTAGCCTACAATAACAATACTTTAATTATTGGTACACAGGGGCAAGGCATTGATAGGGGACTAACATTTGATCGTTCTCTTAATGCTAATACTAAAACAACATTTGATAGTAAGACTACAGTATTTGCTGGAAATATAGAATCATCTGGGTCAGTATATGTTTATAATAAATTAGATACTAAGTTTGTACTTGGTCAAAGTTTAAACAACGATGTAGTCCTTGACAACGACGGATATGGGCTAGCAGTATCGGCACTAGATGATGCGGTGCTAGTTGGTGCTCCGGGGTCTGCTGAAAAGGGTAAAGTCTATGTATTCAATGGATCAGATATTTCTTGGAGTCAATTAAGAGTTCAAGAGCCAGTTGTTGATGTAAGAAAAGTAAATCGAATCTTTACTATTGACAGTAAAGAAGAACAAGTATTGGACTACTTAGAAATTATTGATCCTATCAAAGGACGTATTCCTGGTATTGCTGATCAAGAAATTAAATTTAAAACTGTATTTGACCCTGCTGTGTATTCTATAGGTATTACAGGAACAGTTAATGATACAAACACAAACTGGTTAGATGACCATGTTGGCGAATTATGGTGGGATCTAAGTAGTATCAAATATGTCCAGTATGAGCAAGGTGACTTAGAATTCCGTAGAAACAACTGGGGCAAACTATTCCCAGGATGTACAGTGGACATTTATGAATGGGTCAAGTCTAAGTATTTGCCTAGTCAATGGGCTGCACTAGCAGATACCAACGAAGGGCTAGCACAGGGTGTTAGCGGGCAACCTAAGTTTTCTGACAATAGTGTTATCAGTATTAAACAGGTCTACAACCCTGTAAGCAATAATTTTGCCAATGTATATTATTTCTGGGTTAAGAATAAAATAAACTTGCCTTCTAATCCTGAAAGACGATTAAGTGCTTTTGAAACTGCAAACTTAATTGTTGATCCTAAGGCACAGGGTATTAAGTATGCTTCTGTAATTTCAGAGTCTGCGTTAATGTTAACCAACATCAAGCCTACGCTAAAAGATTCAAGAATTCACTTGTCAGTTGAGATGGATACACTGGGCTCCGATATTAACAAACATACAGAGTGGTTAATTTTAAGAGAGAATGATCCAAGAAGTACATTGTCAATTGATAGTCCTTTATTACAAAAATTAATTGACAGCTATATAGGAAGAGACCGATTAGGAAATCCTGTTCCGGATCCAGCATTGCCTGATAGATTAAAATACGGTGTAGGAATTCGTCCTCGCCAAAGTATGTTTGTTGATCGTATTGGCGCAATTCGTAGTCTTATTGAATATCTCAACAGTATCTTTACTCGGCACTTGGTTAACGAAGAAAACTATAACTTTGAAAAACTCTATGCGTCTGAGCAATACCCAGATGCTTCGGATGGCGAATATGATGTTCTAGTAGAAGATAATATTGAAAAGGATGCAATTGCTACACGTTACTGGCGTCAGGCAAAATTTAATTTCATTCTTAAGAATGGAAGAATTCGTGACATTGAAATTACAGATCCAGGATTTGGCTACGGAAAATTTTCTGGAATTAGCACAGATGAGTTTGGAAATTTCATAACATGGAAAGGCCCTGTTGTCAATTTCTTAGGTGACGGCACCGGCGCAAAAGTTCAAACTATAATTGATATATCAGGTAGCATTATTGGTGTACGTATTGTTTCTAAGGGCAACGGCTATAATAATCTAATTGGCACAGCAAGACCGCATAGAGTTATTGTAAATCTTGATGATACAGTTGCCAATCGATGGAGCAAATACGAGTGGGATTATACTACTAAAACATGGACTCGCGTTCAGACATCTAGTTTTGATGTTACAAATTATTGGAAGTACATCGACTGGAGTGCTCCAGGATTTGTGCCACAACGAACTATAGTTAAAACACTACAATACACATATCAACTACCTATCATTTCTGTAAACGAAGGTAGTTACGTGAGAATTGATAATCCTGGCGATAACAAGTATATTATACTTCAGAAGCTAGCATTGTCTAATCAGCCGGGCACATTTAATCGAGAGTACAATATTGTATTCAAAGAAAAAGGAACAATTCAATTCTTAGATACATTGTGGAACAACAATACAAACAATTACGGATTTGACAGTGCGGCATCGTGGGACCAAACTCCTTTCAGTCAAAGTAATGAAAAAGAACTTGAGTACATTACTTCTGCTTTAGTTGTTGATATCTTAAATGATGATTTGCAAATTTATAACAACAAGTTATGGTTTAAGGCTGTTAAGTATGCCCTAACAGAACAAAAATTCTTAGACTGGGCCTTTAAAACTAGCTTTATCTTTATCAATCACAATGCCGGTGCGTTAGATCAACGTCCAACATATAAACTTCAAAATACAAGTTATTATGAAAGTTATATTAACGAAACTAAACCTTATCATACTAAGATAAGAACATTCCAAAGTAATTACACAGCATCTGAATTTACATCAGTAGTTCCTACTGACTTTGACATGCCTAGTTACTACAATACAGAAACTAAGAGTTTCTCTGTAGTATCGTTTGGCTCTCCTCAGCTATTACAACAGCCTTATAAGAACTGGTATAACAATTATACATTTACAGTTTCTAATGCGTTGATATACAGTGGTGGCAGCGGATATAGAACAGCACCAGAAGTTAAAATTGTCAGTGCCTATGGCGATCCAGGGTTTGGAGCAACTGCCGAAGCATTTATTTCTCTAGGTGAAGTTACTGATATTCGTATTACAAATCCTGGACAAGGATACTTATGTGCCCCGAGTGTTGAATTTGTTGGCGGCGGAAATGTAAACGTAGTACCAGCAAGAGCAGTTGCTAGAATTGCCAATAACAAAGTAAGAACTAACAAGCTTCATATTAAACTTGATCGAGTGAGTGGTTATAATGAGATTGGAGAAAAACGAACTCTTGACACCTTCATTGGAGATGACAGTACTCGTGAATTTTACCTTACTTGGTATCCAGAATCTAATATTGAAAACTTTACAGTTAAAATCAATGGTATTTTAGTATTGCCTAACACATATACCTTAGAAAACTATACAGAAACTGACGGGTATACTAAGAAGCGTTCTAAGATAATTTTAGGCGTAGTTCCTAAAAATAAAGATGTTGTTACTGTAGCATATAATAAACATCTATCAATATACAATGCTGTTGACCGTATTCGTGACTACTATCAACCAGTAGCAGGCATGCCAGGTAACACAGCAACAATGTTAATGAGTGGATTAGAATATCCAGGAGTAACAGTTGACACCTTGCCTTTCCGTAACTCTGCGGGCTGGGATACAACTGGCTGGGCATCTAGCACATGGGATGATTATTCTCTAACTGCTGGATATCATAGCACTTACGGGTCTGATGTAACTACGTCATACACATTGCCATATATTCCTGCTGTTGGACAAAAACTTACAATTTACACAACTGACAATGTAAATGGTACTGTTGTTACAAGACGAATTGACGATCCATATTATGGAACTACAGCATCAACTAACATATACGCTACTACTTCTACATTCATCGGTAACGGAATAAAGAATACTGTTAATGTTGGCACATTACTATCAACTGATACTATTGTTGACTTTAGATTAACAACAGACGATGGTTCAGTTACTCCGTCTGATCTTGACATTGACACATACATTGATGGTGGAACTGTTGACAAGAGAATTGCTAGAACTCTAGACGATCCAAGAAATAACAGTATTGCCGGAATCAATATCGACGGAGACGGATTTGTTACTCCCGACAATAGCCACGGTCCAGAAGAAAACTTGCCAGGGCGTGTGAGCGACACGTTGGGCATTAGTGTTTATACAAGACCTGCTACAAGTTCAGCAACAATTTCATCGAGAAAATATATTGCCGACGGATCAAATTATGTATTTGATATCGGAGTTAGACCAGCATCTACTGCTAGTGTACAGGTGTTGTTAGGTAACACGCCAATGACATGGAATCTTGATTATCTAGTAGACTTTAATACTAATCAACTTAATGTGTTTACCGTTACCAACGTTGTAAGCACAACAACAGACGTTACTGGTCCTTATTATACTAAGACTGTTATTGGTCCTCGTAGAGAAGGTAACTTTGAAAATATCATACAGGACACTGGCGGTAACGTTGACGACTTCTATCAAGGGCCATACCCAATTGGCTTTGAATGGAATATGTTTGGAACAAAGTTTACAGAACTATACGTAGGAACAAACGGCTACTTGACATTTGGTGGCGGCACAGGATTGTATACACCTGTGGCTGTTGGAGTTCTTCCGTTTCCAGCAATCTATGCCGAGTATACTGACTTATGGCAGGGATACGGCGTAAACGGCCAACCTTTAGAAACTGGTGAAGAACCGGGTATCTTTAGAGCTACCGGTACTATTGGTAATTTTAAATATTGGCGTATGAGATTCCAAGGTAGTCATTATGTAAAACGAAATGACACTCCTACAATTCCTGCGTACGATTATGAATGTACCTTATACAGTGACGGAACTAATCAATATGTTGAAACAATTTATGAAACGTTGTTCACTGGCCCTGGAACAGGATCAGACATTGGTTCAGTATTTGGTATTGCCAATGCCGGAACAATCGGTAATCCTGGAGCAGGGGTCATTGTAAGTCCATCGCAGATTGCTAACAACACTAGCCACGTATTCTATAGTACTAAGAATGGCGGTGATTGGAAGTACGCCGGCAAGGGAAGTTTTGACCCGTTCAAACCTCAAGGGTTAGTACAAACAATATCTACATCAACTCCGCAAGTATTATCAATTACTAGTGTGGGCGTTGGCGGAACAAGAATGTTAGAATCAAGTTCTGTTACAATTACTGGAAGAGAATTATCTTTTACAGAGTTTGAATTTGAATCTGAATACACTACTATTCAAAGTGAATATGTTACTTTGAATGGCGTTAGTATTACAAACTATATTAAGAAAACTTCTAAAAATAGAGGTCGTATAGTTATTGAATTACCTAATGAATTATCTATTGGAGATGTATTACAAGTGTGGTTCTTTGCCGCACCAGTTAAGGCTTTCAATGAAGTTAATGAACAAGTTTTTGCTAACCTAAGTAACAAGGAACGTATATTTAAACTAGAGCCTGCTCCGGGTAAACTAGCACCACTACACAATCAAGCGATTGTTACATACGATGGTAGAAGATTGTTACCGCCTGATATTGTTTATTATGTTGTTGCTAACAATCAAAAGACATATCCAGTTATTCGAGGAATTGACTATGGTACTGTTAGTGCTAACGATGTTGAAGTTTATGTAAACGGAGTCAAGAGATTTGTAGGCAAAGATTATCAGTTTAGAGAAATTAAAGGAACAATTTCTTTTAAAGCTGGAAAAATAGTAAACGGCGATGCTATTGCTATTGTTATCCTTGCTGGCCACGAATACGAGATTAACGAAACTGCTAACGGAACATACTTGACATTAATGCGTAATGTTGAACAAACTGGTAATGACACATTGCGAGTTACAACATACAATAATCATGACGGATTGGGAATTAGAAAAGAAAGATTTAGTGGAAACTCTAGTGGACGTTATCTGTTAAGTAGAGCGGCTCTTAATACTGATTATGTTTGGGTAGAACTAAACGGACGTCCGTTAATTAATGAAGAAGATTATAAACTTGATTCAGATCGCATGACAGTACGTTTAAATGTTTCTCTAGCAGAAACTGACGACGTAGTTATAACATCGTTTGACTACGGTAGTCACGACCTAATTGGATTTAGAATGTTCTACGATAATTTTGGTCGTACACATTACAAACGATTAAGCGGAGCAAACGTAACTGAACTAATAGCCGATCTAAATCCTAGTGATGAAAGCATCAGTGTACTAGATGCTGATAAACTAACACCTCCTGATTTAGTTAATCGCATACCAGGAGTGATATTAGTTGACGGCGAACGAATTGAGTTCTATCAAATGATAGGCAATCGTTTAACACAATTAAAACGCGGAGCATTGGGAACAGGCATTAAAGATCAACACGTTGCCGGATCTTCAGTACTTGATCAAGGTATTAATCAAACTATTAGAATTAAAGATACGCCTAAAACTATCAATATTTCAACAACTGTTACAAGCACTACATCAAGTTTTGACGTTGTATCAAGTCCTGAAATCCCAGATTCTTCAGTTACAGTTTCTACAACTACATTCACATCTGTAGTTACAAGAAGTTATATTGATCAAGGAGCAATATTAGACTATACATTTGATTTAGTTAATGCAGTTAACTATACAACATTTTTATCTTTTAACTCCGATACAAACTATCTATGGGCAGGAAACAATCCTACAGCAGGTGAGGTAAAATGGTTAGCTATTTCGGAAGACAGTATTGGTAATAAACCAAGAGCCAATACTTCTTGGTTTACAAGACTTCAGACTCAGGTAGCAAATCGAACATCTGGTACAATATCGTTAGTAGCAGGTCCTGTTGTATTTGATGTTAATGCTCTTTATAACGGATACAAAAAAGAATACGAGACAGCGTTTGGGATTCCATTGTTTGGCCCTCGATTTGTTAAGAACTCACAAGGTACAACTTCGACTGTTTGGTATATAAACGTGACAGCTACGATCAATCCGGGATATACATTTGTGCCTGGAAGCGCAGTTAAATTGTTATGGCAAAATGTTTCAGATGCGTATGTTTTAAATGTACCCCGTACTGTAGTTACTACAAAACTTATTCCGGGAAAGCGTCAAGTTACAACGTCAACACAGATTTCTACTACCGGTACATCAATTTGGGAACTAACAGGTATTCCGTTTAGCGGTAGCGAAAACGACTTGTCTCGTCAGGCCAGTGTATATTACCAAGGTCGTATGTTGAAACATTCGTTATCAGAAATGCGTAAACAAGGTACGTTGACATACGACAGTGGAGAAGTAACAAGTCAGGGCGTGTTCGGAGACCCAATTGTCAGTGATGAATATAGAATTAAACGTTACAATGATCGATATTTCTTAGAATTATTTGTTCCACTAGATCCTACTTTTATTGACAACACTGGCGTTTCAAAGCAAATGGAATCAATAGTTAGGGTTGTTTATAGAGGAACTGAGATTTGGTATGATATTAGTAGCGACAAGTCGCTAGTTGATCAGACTACTGAACAAGTTAGGTTCCTACGAGCAAGCCCTGCTAGATTGCCAGATAAATATCTATACGGACAAAATACAGATTCACAACCTGTGCTAGTTACAGAACTCGGTGACACCATCGATACCGAAAGCGGAGAACCTTTTGTAGGCGAATAATATGGCAAGAATATCAGATTTAACAACAAGCACTAACCCGTCAAATGCGGCTGTTATGCCTATTTTAGACGGCGGCACAAACTATAAATTAAGCATCGGTACACTAAAGAATACACTGGCTAGTCAACTTAAAGGACCGACAGGATCAACTGGTTTAACAGGGCCTGTGGGTAATCCAGGTGCTACAGGAGTTAAAGGTTCCACAGGAAATGATGGCGCAACCGGGTCTACAGGACCACAAGGACCACAAGGGACTCCGGGTACTGCTGTTGCTGTTGGGGGCACAGGACCAGACGGAGCAACAGGCGCAACTGGCCCGCAAGGTGCTACTGGGTTAGGTGCCAGGGGTTCTACTGGTGTTCAAGGACAAGCAGGTGCTACTGGCGCTACTGGCAGAGGATCAACTGGTGCTACAGGACCAAGTGGTTCTCAAGGAGCAACTGGATTAGATGGATTATATGCGGCACAGGGAGCAACTGGGTCCACTGGTCCTCAAGGACAATCAGGATTACAGGGAGCAACAGGGGCTACTGGAACACAAGGTCCTATTGGAAATACTGGTTCTACCGGAATACGAGGTTCTACTGGTGTAACCGGATCTCAAGGTGCTACTGGATTAGACGGACTATTTGCAGGTCAGGGCGCAACAGGTGCTGCCGGAGCAACAGGTCCCCAGGGCAACACGGGTGCTACTGGCGCAGGAGCAACAGGTGCGTCTGGACCATCAGGAGCAACTGGCGCAGGAGGACCTGAAGGTATTATGGGAGCAACTGGCCCATCTGGAGTAGGTGCCACCGGCGCATCGGGCTCGGCTGGACTTAATGGCGCAACTGGCGCAACTGGCGTTCAAGGGGCAACTGGCCCATCTGGAGTAGGTGCTACTGGTGCTACCGGAGTTCAAGGACTAAGTGGCGCAAGAGTGTATACAGTGACAAACAGCGGATCTTCGGCCTATGTTATTGATGGATCCAATGATCCAACGTTATTCTTACTACGCGGATTTACTTATACGTTTAGTGTAAACGCATCAGGACATCCATTTTGGATCAAAACTGCCCAATCTACTGGAACTGGCGATGCTTATAGTTCTGGTGTAACTAACAACGGAGCCCAGTCTGGAACTATAACTTTTGCAGTTCCGTATAATGCTCCTAGTACCCTATATTATATTTGTCAGTTCCATTCAGCAATGGTAGGTACAATTAATATTGGTGATGTTTCTCCTCAAGGAGCAACAGGTGTTCAAGGATCTACTGGCCCGGCAGGAGCAACCGGAGCAGCCGGCTCTAGTGGCGCAACCGGCGCAATGGTCATTACCGGAAACACGTATACAGTACAGACATTGTATGTAAGTACACTAACTGTAAGTACTGTTGGAATTACTACAGTACAAAGTGGAAACGATCTAGCACTTAAAGCCGCTGGGCAAATTACAACTAACGCCCCGTTTGTATTAACTAACGCAACTACAGCACAATTATCGGCACTTGGCGGCATTACACAGCGAGGAGCAATGGTTTATGTAACTGATGCGTCTGGCGGAGCACAACCTTGTTTCTTTAATGGTACTAATTGGTTTACAGTAAATGGAAGAACACAGATCGCCTAATTTTATAAGAATAAATAGCACTATGACTAATGATGAGAACAAAATGCCAGTACAACAACCTCAACCTAGCTCGGATTTAAATGAATCCGGAGCCGTAAAACTACAGGGTCACATCAAGATTTTTGATCCCGAAACTAAGCACGTCTATGTCGACAAGCGTAATGCTATTCATTATGAAAACTTTAGCCTTGCTTTGGTAAGAAGTATTGGTAATCTTGGCAGTGGCTTTATTACTGAAATGGTTTTTGGAAACGGTGGAAGTCGTATTGATCCCACTGGGATTATCACTTATCTAACTCCTAACACCCTGGGGCAAAATAGTCAACTTTATAATCAAACTTACTACAAAAACGTCGATGCATCCAGTGTTTTAGACCTGGATCCGACACGAAACTTCATGGAAGCACGTCATGTATCGGGAGCCACTTATAGTGACCTATTAGTTAGTTGTCTGTTAGATTTCGGTGAACCAAGCGGACAATTGGCGTTTGATACAGGTACAAACTTATCAAATGATTTTATTTTTGATGAATTGGGTTTGAAGGCTTATAGTACTGATGGAGCAAACTCGGGGCCGTTATTAACTCATGTTATCTTTCACCCTGTTCAAAAATCATTAAATCGTTTAATTCAAATTGACTACACAATCCGTATTCAAAGTATTAGCGGAGTAGGAGCATAAGATGGCCGATTATATCACCCTTTACAAATATAATGTTGCCAAACTTAGCGAAGCAATTATTGTTCGTGACGGCAAAACTAATGACACTGATACAAGTTTAACCTTTATTGGTAAGGGTGCTCCAAGTTTTGGTATTTCTGTTAACCAAGACTTTTTATACCTATTAGAAAATTTTGCCAACATATCTCCTCCACTTCATCCTACCGAAGGCCAGTTGTGGTATGATAGTTCTAACGATACACTTACTGGAAAAAAATTAAAAGTATTTGACAGTACCGTATGGAAACCTATTAATGGTGTTTGGCAACAAGACAGTCCTCCTGAAACTCCCGAACGCGGCGACATTTGGGTTAACACAGCTAACGCTCAATTGTACATTAGAACATTAAGCGGTTGGACCTTAGTAGGCCCGACATATAGTAATGTTCTTAAAACTGGTAGCTATGCTGACGAAATTAAAGATAATCTTGGAGGAACACACAGGGTTATTAAAAATTACATTGATGACAATGTTGTAGAAATTATTGCCAGTGATACATTTTATCCTCAACCTCCTATAAGTGGATTTGCTGACGGCCTTCATCCTGGAGTCAACCTTAGTTCAACCTATAACGGAAAATTAAATGCTACAGCTACTACAGCAGACGCTTTAAATTTAGCAGACGGTACAACAATTACTGGAGATAGTTTAGTAAAGACTACTGGCGATAGTACAATTAATGCTAGATTGTATATTAAGGAACTAGCAGTAGGCAAGGCATCTAGTAACGGAACAACTACTCCGTGGATTATGAACATGGCTGATAACGGATATCAGGCCAATTTACAAAATCCTATTCCGGGTGGTAAGTTTGTATTCCAAACAACTACATTAGAAAGTAACGGAAGTCTTCCTGTTAACGTACTAACAATTGACGGAGCGTCGTCTGGTGTTGGTATTAATTTAAAATCAACCGAGAATCCTAAAGCAGAATTAGATGTAAATGGAAGTGTTAAAGTAGCAAACTCTTTAACTATTACTTCTTCGACTGTTGCCCTTAATGTAACTAAAGGTATTTCTTACTTTAAAAACATTGTATCATCTGGGTCTAGTACATTTAGTACAAGCACATTTGTTAATACAATGTATATTGGAACACAGGATTGGCCAATTAGTACTCCGGGAATTTTACCCGTTGGGACAGGTAATAACGCCCCAAACATTGGTTCTGAAACTAATCCTTTTGGGATAGTATATTCCAAGGTATTTGCCGGACCTCCAATTGTACCAGGGTCAGTAACAGGAACAGATTCATCAGGTAGATTAACTATTAGCAACGCAGGAGGGCTATCTTCAGGCGATCCTATTATTTTTAGTCATACTTCGGTTACTGGAATAGTAACTCAAACAACTCCCCCGGCTGTTAACACAATCTCTTTAAGTTCTAAAGTTGGGTTATCGGTTGGAATGCCTATTAAATTTACATTTAGTTCTTCAAGCACAACATTAATTCAAACTTTTGCATCAACAGATGCTGGTAGACCAAATTATGTTCAACTTGGCGATACTACTGGATTTGCCATTGGAATGAGTATTGTTCCGAGTAATAGTATCGGTGGGCTAGTTGGCGGACAGACATATTATATTCAAAGTATTCAAACAGGCAATTGTGTAACGGTGTCTGCTACTCCGGGATCGTCATCGTTAACATTAACAGCAGGATCTGGTAGCTACACCGCTGCCATAGGTAGTGTACTCGGCGGATTAGTTTCGGGTACAACTTACTATATTAAATCTATTGACCCTGCTCTTCCAAAGATTACTATTAGCGCATCATATAATGGCACTATATTAGCGTTGGGATCAAGTATTAATATTCCTGGTCCTAATGGTGTAACATATAATGCGGGAGGCCCAAATGCTCTAGGATTAGGAAGTAATGTAATTTATTATATTTTAAGAGTTTATGATATCAATACTATTGCGGTATCTGATTCTCAAGCTAATGTTCAATTGAACACACCTATATCTTTAAACGCAAGTAGAAGCGTTACTGGCGTAACATATCAAGGTGGTACAAAATTAGAAAACACTTTTGTTGGAAATTTAACTGGTGGAGCTACAAGATTAACAAACAGTTCAACTTGGAGTATTACCGGTCAAGTATCTGCCGCAGGTTTTGTTTACGCAGGTGAAGCAGGGTTAAAAACATTCACAGCTAGTCTTACAAATTCCGCAGTAGCTGGTCAGGCTTCAGCAACCACAGTAGCTGATAATGATACATTCTTAATGTCTCAAACTGCTACTGGTGCCTTGAGAAAAACAACTAAAAATGACCTATTAAAAGATCTAGCAGAATACAAAGTTCCAACTGGTGCTGTTATGCCTTATGCAGGCCCTGTAGACAATACACCGCAAGGTTGGTTGTTATGTGACGGATCATTAGTTGACGCAGGATATTTTCCAAACTTATTCAATGCTATCAAATACGTATACGGAAAGGGCTCAGTTACAAGTCAGTTTAGACTTCCAGATTTAAGATCTAGAGTTATTATGGGATATGACAACATGACCAATGCTGAAACAGTTAACGGTCAAGCGGCATTAGTACCGGCAGCACCAAGTAATTCTGGGGTAGGCAGGACTTCAAATGTACACGCTGAGTATGCTCAATCATATGCGTTAGGATCTACAGGACCTATAACTGGTCAAATAAATGCTAGTGGTAGCACAGGATTTGCTTATAGCACTTCAACTAATGCGGCATCAAATACCGCGTTACATTTTCACGCATTGAATTACATTATAAAGACATAAGACTATGGCATATACAATCAAATATAGTAACGGTAGAGTGTTAGCACTATTAGCAGATCAGTCTGCTGATAGTATTTCAACAAGTTTAACATTAGTCGGTAAGAATTCTAATGCCTACGGTGAATCAATTAATAATAATTTTGTTCACCTATTAGAAAATTTTGCCAAACGAACTGCTCCGCCTAGTCCACTATCTGGACAGTTATGGTATGACACCGCTCAAGGGCAATTGAAAGTTTATTCTAATAATTTATGGAAACCGGTAGGCAGTCCAGTTATCAGTGCAACACAGCCATCTACACTAATTGGTGGAGAATTTTGGTTTGATACTTCTGCCCAAAAGTTATGGTATTATAACGGAGTTTCATTAGTTGATCTAGCTAAACCTTATAGTGACTTTGACGGAAAGACTGGAGCGATTGTAGAAACTGTAGTAGAAAGTTCTACCAATACGCTACGCCCCATTATTAATTTTTATACAAATGGTGTATTAATTGGTTGGGCAAGCGATATTGAAATTCCTTTAAACATAGCATCAAATCCGTTACATATTTCTTCTACAAGTACAATTAGAAAAGGATTTACACTAGCGTCAACAATTAGTGGAACAAAATTCTACGGAACTGCTACAAGTGCTGATAGTTTATCTGGATTCTCTGCTGATCAGGTATTTAAAAAGTATCTTACAACAAGTTCTGATTATCAAATGGAATATACTTACGGATCCGTGGAAATATACAATCCTGAAGGTCTTGGTATTGGCCCTGGGTTAGTAACTGGCGGTACTGGTACAGTATTTAGAATTTACTCTCCTTCAAATGATACAATTTTATTAAACACTGATGCCGGCGCAAAAACATTTATTCGATACACTACACAGACCGGCGTAACTCAAACTCAAAAGAATGCTATCATGATTGATAGTGTTAACAATGGACTTGGGTTATTTACAGCAACCGTGGCTTCTAATAAAGTTGAGATACATAAAGACGTTGATATCTACGGAGATTTAAATGTTAAGGGATCAACAAATTACATTGAAGTTGATGTAATTAGAGCAAACGGAAAACAAATTTTAATTGGAACAGGGCAACCGGCAACTGATTCTGGTATTAACGGCTCGGGTATTTTAATTGATAACCCCGGAAGTACAAACCATTACTTGTTATATCAAGGAACACTAGCATCGGGCAGATGGACCACTAACGACGGATTAAAAGTTGGCGCAGACATTTATTTAGGCGATAACAAAGTATTAGGAACAGACGGCGCATTAGGTAATGCTGTCTTATACGCTCCGTATTTGAGAACTATTGGTAGTCCCGGCATATCTGGTTTAGATTTGTTAACTATTGGTGATATATCTTGGTCCGATAGTACACACGCTGCAAGTCAGTTAATACTAACAACTGGCACAATTAAATCAACTGGACCGCTTTATATCGAGCCGGGCAGTCTTGGCGGATACAATAAGTATATCAGTTTTAATAATAGCGGTCTGTTTAATGTTGCTGAACCAAATCTTGGATACATTACTGATCAAAACGATGTTGAAAATAAACGTGCAGTTAATAAACGATATGTAGATAACGCTCTAGCAAGTGCTCTGGGCGATTATGGTCGTAAGACACATGCATTGTCTATGGATGTAACTGGATTTACTAATGTCAATGCGTCAGTTAAAAATTATTTAGATATTCTATTGCCAGTAGACGGCGGCGATGTAAAATACTATGCTCAGCCTCCAGGAACACGAGCCGCAGTTTTATGTTCTACATACGTTGCGTCTAGTGCTACATTTATATTAGACCTAAGCGAAAATAAAATTCCTTATTCGTATACTGTAACAAGCACAAATACAGTTACAAGTATTACAACATCATTTAATACAGCAACTACTATAGTAACTGACGTTGCTGGCCTAGTAACAGTCACTGGTCCGTTACCGACATGTAATTATACCAGTAAATTGTTCCAAGTTATTTCAAATGACGGATCGATTAATGTTACAGAGACTGCTCAATATGTTATTCATACAGGCACCTCTTTAGTCATTGACAGCACAGCAGGAATTGGAGCAGGAGCCGTAATAAGCGGTAACGGCTATTCTCAGGGACAGATTGTAACTGAAATTTTAAGTACAAACACACTTGTTACTAGCTATGGTCCAAATGGAATACCTAGCAATGCCGGAGTAATAACGTTTACAATGGTACCGGGATTTAAAGGTTGGGTCTATATTAAAGACCTGTGAACTTAATATAAAGGAAAGAATTAATTATGCCATACAGTTTAAAGACCTATGATGGAACAAGTCTAGTAACTATTGCCGATGGATCAGTAGACGATCAGGTATCAACTAGTCTGTTTCTTATTGGTAAGAATGTTACAAGTTATGGAACTAGGCAAAATGAAAACTTTCTTTATCTACTAGAAAATTTTGCCAGTACTACTGCCCCAGAACATAAAATGATCGGGCAAACTTGGTTTGATAAAAGCGCAAATAGTTTAAAAGTTTATGACGGGACCATATGGAGAGGGTTAGCAGTTTCTCAAACATCAGCAACACAGCCTACTAATTTAAAGTTAGGTGATTTTTGGTTTGATTCTGCTAATAAACAAATATGGGTTAAAACTTCAGCAACTGCTGAGGAATTTATTTTAGTTGGCCCAGAAGTTACAACCGGATTTGGTGTTACTAAATTAGTTTCTAAAAGTATTAAAGACATTAATGATACTGCTCATGCTGTAATCAACATCTCAGTTGACAACGATGTACTGGGCATATATTCAAAAGATGCATTTTCTATAGGTGGTAATGAGGCAGAATTTGCTTCAGGATTTACTAGCTTAGTTAGGGGATTAACTTTAAAAGACGGTGCGTCAATTAGAGGACTTGATATTCCTAGTCGTACTAATGCTGAAACAATTAATACTCAATGGAATTTTTCAAGCGGTATTAAACTAGGATCTAACAGCTCTGTTGCATCTGATTCAAATGGCAACTTAGTTTTAAATTCTGGAGTCAACAATGTTATTGTAAACGGAACTAGTCTAGTTCCGTATAGTGTTAATACTACAGTTGGTAGTAATTTACAACCGTTTGATGCTGTATACACTAATGCTGTTACATCAGGATCTGCCTTAAAAGAATTAGAATTCTTAGGCGATATTGTTGTTGGTACAAATAGTAAAGTAAGACCATTTAACGATAACAATGTTATCTTAGGGTCAACTGCTTCAAGGTGGAAAAACTTTTTTACATATCAAGTATCATCAGGTAACGAAACTAATATAGGAACACTAGAGGGTGATTGGAGATTAACTACAAACAGTAAATTAACTTCACGATATCTTAGTACAATTTTTTTAACATCTGGAAGCGTACCTGCTGTAGGAACAATTCAAGGACAATGGCTATTAGGTAGTGGAAGTACATGGCAAGCTACAGCATTAATTGACGGGAACGGAAATACTTTCTTACCAGATGAAAATGCCACAATTAATACTATTGCTAAACGTACAGGTACAGGACAGATTAAAGCAACAGAATTTTTAGGTCCTCTAAGGGGAGCAGTTACTGGAGATGTTACCGGTAACATTACAGGTAATACATCTGGTACACATACAGGACCTGTAGTGGGTAACGTAACAGGTAATCTTGTAGGCAACACAGCCGGTACACATACAGGACCTGTTGTAGGTAATATTACAGGTAATATTTCGGGGAATGTAACAGGTAATACAGTCGGTACACATACAGGACCTGTTGTAGGTGCTGTAACAGGTAACGTAACAGGTAATCTTGTAGGCAACACAGCCGGAACACATACAGGACCTGTTGTTGGTAACGTAGTGGGTAACTTAACAGGCGACATAATTGCGTCTAATGGTACTAGAATTCTTGATAACGGCGCCGGCACAGACGCTGTGTTTACTGGAAGAGTAACAGGTAATGTAACTGGTACTTTAACAGGCGACGTATATGCTACAACGGTATCTACTACTGATGTTTCCGCTACTTCAGCATCGGCAGTAAAATTCTATCCATCTGCTGGCGCAAGCAATGGTATTAGATTCCCTAATGATCCCGGCGGCGGCAGCGGAGATACAGCATGGATGAGCTATTATGCTGTATCTGGAGAAAAAACTGTATTAGAAATTGGAGTTGCTAATGATCCGAGTGGCGCAATACAAGATAGTCTATATCTAAATGCTGTAGGGGGTGTCGGTGTTAAAACACAATCTCCTAGGTACGCCTTGGATGTTAATGGTGATATTGGATGTAACGCATTACACGGAGTAGCAGATAATTCTGTTTTATGGAATGGTTCTAATAAATTTATTAGTACA